AAATGAAAGACGCTGAAGCTCCCGCTGAAGAAGTGGTTGAAGAAGCGACTGAAGAAGTCGAGGCATCCGCCGACATGATTACTCGTGAAGATGTTGCTTCTATGATTGCTGACGCAGTCTCTGAAGCTAAAAAAGAATTCTCTTCTCAGATTGAGGAACGTGACAACAAGATCACCGAACTCAGCAAACAAACCACCAAGACAATCTCTCGTGCTCCTAAGATGGAAGCCGCGAAGCCCGTCGACCTTTCAAAGTTATCAATCAAGGAGCGCGTCGCTGCAATCCACAATCAATTCTCTCTATAATGGCTAATGCTAATGTTGGAGTCGGCACTTACGCTGGCGAAGCGGCACGTCCTTACGTTGCTGCTGCGATTATGTCTGCGGACACTCTCGCAAATGGTTATATCTCAACAATTGAAAACGTTCACGGGAAAGCAGTTCTCCGAAAGTTCTCAGGAGCTGTCCTTGCAGACGCTACTTGTGAATTTACGGGTTCAGGTTCGCTCACTTTAGGTGAAGCTGTTCTTGACACTTCAGCTCTTCAAATCAACGAGCAAGTATGCAACAAAGACCTTCGCGCCACTTGGGAATCTGCCCAAATGCGAGGACAGTCTTCTGCTGCTCCTGCTGACTTTACAACTTTCGCTGCTCAATACGTAGCTGCTAAGGTTGCTGAAGGAATCGAGCACAATATCTGGAGTGGAAACTACAACCCAGACGCGGGTACTTCTACCGGTGCAACGTATACTGCATTCAACGGCATCATGCGAAACATCGTTCTAGGTGCTCCAACATATGAAGAAAACCTCACAGGTGCTTTGACTGCTTCGACTATTCTTGCTAAGTTGGCAATTTTGACATCTACTCAATGTCCTACAACTATCCAAGGAGATTACGAGAACACCAAAATCTTTATGAGTCGCTCCACTCATGCCTTGTATTATGAGGCTTTAGCGGACACTTACAACCTTCCTTTCTTAGCTGAAGGAATGGCTGACAAGTACAAGGGCTACGAGGTTATCGTTCCTAACGGCTTTCCAAACGATACTTTGTTGATTTCTAAAATCGACAACTTGTACTTCGGAACCAACTTGTTGACTGACCATATCAATGCCTCCGTATTGGATTTGACAGGTGTAACGGGTGACGATGTGACTCGTGTCATCATGAGATTCTCGGGCGGCACTCAAGTCGTTGACTTGGACGGTTTGGGTGTATTACGTCGCACAACATAATTTGAATGGGAGGGGTTTCGGCTCCTCCCTTTAATTCCTCTATCACATGGCTTGTACATTAACAATCAACGGCAGGGCGTTTCCCTGCAAGGATAAAATCGGAGGGATCAAGCGCGTATGGATTAAAGAATTCGCCGCGACTGATTGGGGAACCATTACGACGGGTATAGTTGCTGCGGGAACTGCTATCGAAGTATTCGGTTTTGAACTCACAAAGAACTCAGGTTCATTCCAACAAGCGGTCAACGCTTCAATGGAGAATGGAGTTGTTTTCTATTCTCAAGTTCTTGAGATGACTATGCCAAACCTCATTGCAGCGGACAACGTAGAAGTTGCCGATTTGCTCAAGGGGCGTTTGACAATCATCGTTCAGGATGTAAACGACAATTACTTCGCGATGGGTAACACTCAAGGAGCTGAAGCTTCTGGAGGTACTATCGGAACGGGAACGGCAAAAGGAGACCTCAACGGCTACCAATTGCAGTTCACCGCAGAGGAGGCTATCCCTGCTCCATTCGTTGCATCTGACGACGCGAATATTACGTTCACCTCTGTTTGATTCTGTTTTTTTGGTTAGGTTCAAAGGAGGGGGAGGGCATTACGTCCTCCCTCTTTTAGTTTAATGAAATGATAGCAGCAGGAATAGCACTTCTCGCAGACCGCTTCCCTCGAAGCCTCGAAACAATTGACTCTCTACTTCCCCAAGTGGATAAAATCTTGCTGTCGTTAAATGGATTTAACTACATACCCGAAGAGCTATCTCATCCCAAGGTTGGGGTGTACTATATGGGGGTAAATATTGGGGATATCGGGAAGTTTCATAATTGGGATGGTGACTTCGTTTCATGCGATGATGATCTCATCTATCCAGATACATATATCGAGGACTTCCTCGCAGCATCGAAACAATACCCTGACACGATCCTCACGCATCACGGGAATACATTCGAAGCTCCGGTCGATAATTGGTTTCGAGCCAAAGCAGAAGACCCGAAGGCCGTCCGATGTCTGCAAGGAAACAAAGAAATTCAAGAATTGAGCGTCCCCGGCACGGGAGTCAGTTACTATCCCGCTTCGTTATACCCGAGCGTTTATGAATTCGTAAAAGAATCCGACCAATACAATTGTCAAGACATGGTAGTCGGTGCATGGCTCAAACGAGAGGGAAGCAAAGCGGTTGCTTTAACGCATGAAAGCGCGTATTTTGGATATACTCACCCAAAGCATACCATTTGGGAAGAGACCGTTCAAGACCGAGAGAAGCAGACGGCCAAATTTAACCGAATACTTGCATGAAAATCGCTCTTCACATACCCGTTTGGAAACGGCTTGAATTGACCCGCGCTTGCTATGTGGGTTTGCAGCGTTCTATCAAAGAATTTGCGCAAGAAGGTTTTGAGCTTCAGCCGTGGATAGGATGGACAGAGCCTGAACATCAATCCCTTGCGGATGAGTTTGGCTTTCGCAATGTATTCTGTGAGAATGAAAACCTCGGAGACAAAAATCAACAGCTTTACGAAGCCATGAAGGCAGAGCCTTGGGATTGGTTTATGCAGTTAGGATCGGACGACTTCTTCCTTCCCGGGGTCGCAAAGGTCTATAAAGAGCATATGAAAGAACACGATTTCGCGGGGTTTCGACAGATTTATTTCCTCAGAGCAAAAGAGAGAGACGGCACACTCGTACAAGGTTACCCATGCGGGGCAGGAAGATATATGAGCAGAGAAATCGTTGATGCTTGTCCGGTGCTTTGGACGGGTCGCAGGCGCGGTCTGGACGGTATGTCAAATGATGCAGTATGGAATAACACAAAAAAGCGTTATTTCAATATGCCAGGATGCTATATCGCAGACGTTAAGACAGAGGTTCAAATCAGCGAATACCATCGCTATGATAAAGATATGTATTACCTCGATGAGGTAGTCCCTGAAGCCCATTTGATATGATACACCTCAATCCCAACTCAGCCACCGAACAGAAAGTCTATCTCACTCTTCAGGAGATGAAGAAAGACTTCGATACGTTCGCGAATTATCTCGTACTTTTCCAAAGCATGGCAAGCCGCGAAGATTACTATTTTATTGGAGATGTCGAAACAGACAATCCGAGGTACACCGCGCTTTCTATTTTCACCAACGTCGACGATCCTTTGAACGGGGATATCTTACTAGAGGAAACGGGTCAATACTTCTATAAAGTCTGGGGGCAGAACTCTACCACTAACTTAGACCCAACCGACGCAACTGTTGTCGCACTCATTGAAGAAGGGACTCTCGATGTAACGGGAGCAGTTGGATACAACATCCCAACCATCGACGTACCCGACAACGTTATTTACTATCAGTAATGGACATACTAAAACTCAGCCAATACCAAGAAAGGAGCTACGCGGAAAGCGCAAACTCTAAAGGCTTCGTCAACTACGGGGACGATAACCTCTTCCCGCAGTACCTCATTGACCTCTTCCACTCTTCGTCCACTCATAACGCTTTGACGACTACCATTGCAACGATGGTTTTCGGAGAGGGTTTTGATGCTACGACTTTAGACGGTCGTTTGGCATTTGACCAATGGAATCTCAACGATGAGCTTCGCAAGGCTTGCGTTGACTTTCAAATTCAAGGCGGCTTTGCTTTGGAGGTGAATTGGTCACTCGATAGAACGACTATCGCAAACGTCTCTCACCTTCCTTTTGAGAATATCCGTTCGGGCTTTGTAAACGAAGACGAGCAGGTAAATTACTACTACTACTCGAAAGACTGGAGCAGCAAGACAGAAGAGGTAGATGAGATTTGCACCTTCGACCCTGAGAGGAAACTCGACCACCCTACGCAGATATTTTACGTAAAGCCGTTTTCACCGGGTTCTTTCTACTATCCAAAGCCATGCTACACGGGTTCGATTGACTACATCGAGCTTGATAAGGAGATCGGAAAGTATCACATCAACAACATCAAGAACGGGATGTCCCCGTCTTTCTCTATCCACTTTAAGAACGGTATCCCACCACAAGAGGAGAGAAACCGCATCCGAATGGATATCGAGCGACAAATGTCCGGGGCAAGCAACGCGGGGAAGTTTATCGTCACGTATTCCGACGATCCCGAAAGAAAACCAGACTTTGAGCCGTTCCAATTGTCCGACGCTCACAATCAATATCAATTCCTTTCTGAAGAGGTAACCGCGAAGATTATGGTTGGACATAGGGTCACCAACCCGCAGATGTTCGGGGTTGCTGTACCGGGTAAGCTTGGAGGCGGTGGGGAGCTTGCAGAATCTGCGGAGCTATTCGAGCAAAACGTTGTGAGACCAAATAGAAGAATTGTCGAAGAGACTGTTAAAACACTTTTACGGGCTGCGGGCTTGGATTCTTTAGTTCTTGAATTGAGCAGTCAAGAGGACGAAGTCAACCTCGATGCCTCATGGGAACACCTCGACGCATTAGGAGAGGATATAAGCGATGAATGGGAGCTGATAGACGAAAGCCCCGTTGACTATGAAACGGAGTCCGTTAAGGACGCTCTTTGGGCGTTTGCAAGGGCAATAGTCCCCGAAGCAAGCCGACCAACTGGAGGTAAGAGCGAGCAAGACACCGAAATCATAAAGGTTCGGTACGTGTATTCCCCTAATTCCGTGCAGGATGATTCTCGTGACTTCTGCAAGAAGATGGTTGCAGCGCGTAGAGTGTACCGAAAAGAGGATATTGAAGCCGCAAGTAGACGCGCAGTCAACCGAGGTTTCGGAGAAGGCGGGTCAAACACCTACGATTTGTTTCTCTACAAAGGAGGCGCACGATGTCACCATTTTTGGAGCCGTCGCACGTACCTAAAGAAGACAAACGAGAAGATATCAGTCAACCAAGCGAAGAAACTGATACGAGAAGCGGGGGTTGATGCTAAAAGATTGCCCACAAACTCGCCCAAAGTCGCACAACGTCCCATCGATATGCCCAATGAAGGCTTCGTAAACCCCCGATAATGGCACTACAAGCAGAAGTACTCTTCGTGAATCCCGATTATATCAAGCGGATCACCAATATCAACGCGAGTGTAGAAGACTCTTACCTCGTTCCGTCCGTTATTTTGGCTCAAGACAAGTATATCCAACTCTATTTGGGGACGGATTTACTCGAAAAGCTAAAGACAGAGGTCACTCAAGTAGGCGGGCCTACCGGAAACTACGCTCTTTTACTCGATAACTACGTCCGAAAGGCAACGCTTTGGTGGACGATGGTTGACCTTATGCCGTCGCTGTACGTAAAGATTGACAACGGAGGTCTCGCTATCAGAGTATCTGAGGATACAACGGGTATCTCTCCCGATGATTTACACCGAGAAACAGAACGCGCACGAACCAACGCTCAGTTCTACACGTTCCGACTGTACAAATACCTTTGTAACAACTCCTCACTCTT